ATTTTGGAACTCAGGCATTAACAGCTGTACTGTATCCATGTCTAATCTGTCTTGTAATAACTTTATTGCACTACCTATAGCAATGTATTGCCAAAACTCTGAAAGCTCAGGTAGATCAGTAGCATTTTCCATCTCCGTAGGTCGTATATATGCGGTAACCGCCACACTATAAGCACCATCTGGAACAGGCCTCACAGTAAATTCATTTTCCATAAAGATAATAGAACTTGGCTTGTATGCCGTATAAGGAACAGTACTTAGATACACGGTTTCTTGAGATTCAGGTGCAGCATCAAATGTTATATCGTATACGCCTGTTACGTAATCTATAGTACTACCAGCTCCTATATCTCCTGACAAAATACCATCACCATCATCATCGGTTATTAGTAAGTCTTCACCAGCAACACCAACAGAAGAAAAGATAACGTGTTTACGAAGTACGGGGATATTAGATAACGTCCCAGTAAAGTTAGTGGTAACTCCGTCACCAGTTGCTGCGTTTATTCTTGATTCTGTTTTTGGATAAGAGCTGTAAAACGAATCCATTGATTGACTAAAGCTAGCCTTTTCACCAGCAATGTAGATTGGAGACTGAATATTTGAATACTTGTTCTTAAAGTTATATAAAGGCTCTCCTGGTTCATCTGAAGTGCTGTATGTGTCTATGTTTGGCTTTGTATAGAATGTTAATACTGTCTTAAAAGTGTTCAATTCAATATGAGCCGGCATATCATAAAGAATAAAATTGTTAACGTATTCATCTAGATCTGCATCTGATAACTGAGCTGTAGACGGGTTTCTTGTCAACCGTCTTACTTTAGTTCTAATATTACTTAAAGCAGATAACGTTGCATCTGACATTTACCCGTCTCCTAATGTTCTTATGTTTGTAATCTTACAAGCTTAAAGCTTCTCTACAGTAAAAAGATTAGATTCTTCAGACTTTATTTCGTCTTCGATATCTTCAAAGAAACCTAAAGATTCAAAAGAATATCTTCTCTTTTTACGACCGATTCTTACAACAGGATTACCTCTTGTATCAGTTTGATATTCATGTATTGCATAACTTCCAGTTGTAACTAAATGCTTAGCAACTCCGCGTGGTATTTCACTTTCTTCACCATCAACAAGTGTATAACTTATTACTGGATCACCCTTATATTTCTTATAACAGAAAATCAATGTTCCACCCGGTACTTCATCATACCTAAATATTCCACGAACAAGTTCGCTATCTCTAGCTCTAAGCTGTTCTTTATTCTTCTTGGATTTAATTACGATATTCTTTTTTGTTATTGCCATCTGGCCTCCTAGTATAAGCAAGAGTGATTTAGACACCTATGCTTGTTTAGTCAATGACTGCCGCATAGTCCTCAATTACTTACTGGTAGATCAAGAAGAGGAACATAAATCTCAACCTACCAGTCGCTATAGATGTCTTATTCGTCGTCTATGTTCTCAACAACATAAGAGGTCCATCTAACAGTATCACCACTGTTACCAGCTGGGGAAGTTGTTCCACCAGTAAGAATTACACCAATAAATCCTTGATTAAAGAATTTACTTGGAGCTGTTTGACTTACAGATGAACTACCATCACCAACAGGGACAACACTAGGGATTTGACATGGAACATCACCGTACACAGGGAATTTAAATGTTGTCATTGAAGTCATAACAGTATCAACTGTGAATTTACTTGTTGATATTGCTGTAATGTTTCCTTCAATGCCATTAAGCTCAGTCATTCCAGCTTTTGCAGGAATACTAAATTTAACTTTATTACCTACTGAGTAACCATGATCAACCAATGTTGTTACTTCGCTTGTTGTTTTATCTATATTCGCAATATTTCTATTGGAAGGTGCAAATAGTCTGTATGTTTCAAGATTAGGAGCTACATTTCTGTAGAAGCCTGATGCCCCTGCAATTATTCCTGGAGCTGTTGCTAAGTCGTTAGCTAGTGCGAAACTTGTATTAGCTGAAAGATCATCAATAGAAAAGTCTAACCCGTTAAGATTAATCTGATCAGTACTGGATAATCTAACTATAGATCCGTTAGCTAATCCAGATGTATCACCAGTCTCATATACTGCGCCTGTTACATTTGTTCCAGATGTTACTGCAACTGCTCCACCTAGAGCATAATTAGCTGAGTCTATTACTTCTATTGCAGTTAAAGTTGTATTAACAGCAGAGGTATGATCACCAGCTGGATGGTATTCCATAAGAGCAGTTGTGCCCAGACCTTTATACCATGTATATTTGAAACCATATCCATTATTGGATGCAGCCCATTGTGTTACGTTTTCGATAACTATTTTATCCACTCCAGAACGAATTTTTAATGTTTTATTTTTTCCGTCAGCAGCGAATGAACCGGTTTGTACTATTGTTTCAGAACTCATTGTTCACTCCTTCTTATAATGTAGATTTAAGATTTACGATCCAAGCATCATTTGTGATAACTGGAACTTCAGACATCTTCCAACCAACATATTGATTAAGCTTCAATGGATCTAAAGAATCGTTATATACAAACTTAGATTTATAATTATCTAATTTTACGTTACAGTAAGCTTCCATTCCACAAATAAAGGTATTGTAAACCTTAGCATCATTTCCTGAAGCATTAGCAGAAATAGAACCTCTTGAAGACAAGAAGAATCTTTCTCTGTCAACTGATCCCCATTCTGTTGATTTAATTTTAGATTGGTTAGGATATTGAATGGTGTTTATAAATCCATTTAAATTAGAAAGTGTTGTTGATAAGTCAGTATGAGCCATTGCAATGTAAGCATTGTTTACTGGAGCTGTTCCAAACTTATTAGCGCCTTCTACAGACTCTAAAATTGTTTTAGCATTATTAGATAACAAAGTCATTGTAACACTTTGTATATCTGACAATGCCATCTCGGTTGGTGAATCACCATTTATTCCACCAGTAGCAAATATTACAGTAGCGGTTGTTGCCAACATATCTCTAACTAGTTGATCTTCTGTTTCTTTCATTGATTGACCAAGACGAATTGTTGCTTGGTTCATAACAGGGGACTGTGATGTGAGGGGACATACTGTTACTTTTATGACCATGATTTTATACATGGCGGGGAAACCTCTTCGGATCTCCCTCTTGCACTCTCATGCAAGATCAGACTTTCGCTTAACGCTTTCGCGTTCCCATTCGCCTAAGTCGTTCACGCTGGTAAAAACTTTAATTTAATTTATCCTGATTACGGTAATAGTAACCCTTACTTTAGGATTGATAATGAAAAGAACGTTTATAGAACCAAAAAATAGCGATTTAGTACTTGCTTACTTTGCAGGAATAGTAGATGGAGAAGGTAGTATAACTATAAGTGACTGTAGAGCATCTCAAAAAAAGATGCATTTTACAACGCAGTTCGATTTAAGCTCAACAGATATGGTGTTAATAGAGTGGACTATAAAGCATTTTGGTGGCAAATATAGAAAATATACTCCAGCACAATACTCATCAAAATCAAGAAAGACTGTGTATAAATATAGTGCTACCGGTAAAAGATTAGAATATATTTTAAGAGCGGTTATGCCATTTCTAGTAATAAAAAAACGTGAAGCAGAAATAATGCTAGAAATGAGATCAACTTTTCACAAAGACTGTAAAGATTATGTAAAAACAAAAGGAGGAAATAATTTTCATCCAAGACTTAAAGAAGGAATCTTAGAGAAAAGATTGAAATGCATAGCTGAATTAAAAAAGCTACATTGCAGAAACTATAATACCTATAGCGGTTCTCATTCATTTAAAAGAAAAAAAAATTAATACCTTGCGCCCTGTCACCCTCGTCTTAGTACGTTAGGGTTTCCAAGTCAATCAGAACGGGTATTTTAGAGAGCAACCTCTTTTTTTCACAACACAGATATGTCAAAGAACAATGACTAATTAAGTCACCAAGGGCTTGCGCCCAACCTTAGTTAAGCTGCTCGTTAATCTTTACGAAATCGCCATAAAAAGAAATTTTCGCGTCAATATATGTATGCGTCAAAAGCTGTCCTGGAGGAGTTATTCCTTTATTTCCTAGAGGCACAGGAGACGTATTTAGTCTGTTGTATCTTTCCATTCTAATGGTTTCACCAGACTTACCCTTAAGGGATTTGGTTGATGCAGCCATTGTATGAATTAAATTAGGTGTTGGTGTGCTCAAAAGTACATTATCGTAATATAATTGTACTGGTTGAGGCAGCGTGGAAGTTGTGTTTGTTGCCATGATAAATCCTTATGTAAAAAATATAATATCACTTACATAAGTCGGACGAAACTTGTGTAGAAGTAAATCCACTACAGTCCTGAGCTCACGAGGCTCTATGAGAGAATTCTCTACTGTGAATTTCAAAGTTAACGACTCTTTATTACGTTGAATACATTGTAACATAAAGAAGTGTACAAAAACAATACAATGTTTGGGACCTACACCATGGTAAACATAGGTCCCAAACTGAGAAGGAAGTGTGTCTTAATTAACCATCAGCTCGTTCCCGAGCTAGTTTAAATATAGCCTGTCTTCTGTCGTCTTCATTCATACCAGCAAAGCTTGAGAAGTCAGATAAACCCTCAGACGATGTTGAAGCTGCTGACGCAGATGAAGCAGGCCTAGGCTTAGCCATGTTCTTTTCAACCCTTGCTCTATCTTTAACATGATTGTCTTTAACATATATACCATACTTTTTAATAAGAGTATGTGCAGCTACTGCTCTATGATAAAGTTCGTCCGGATCAGAAGGTGCTCGGTTGATTATCTTTGCAAAGTTAGGGTCCCTTGCCTTAAGAACCTCTATATTGTCAGACGTTACAACCTCTTCAAGATCAGGAAACTCAGACTTAAGCTTTTCTTCTATAGACTTAGCCTTAAGCTGATTCTGCTGTGCCGTCCACTGCCTTTTTAACTCTTTAATATCCCTACTGTTACTGGAAGAGATATCGACATCATCATCACTGGTGTTATCAACACTGGTGTCAGCATATGGATCATCTTCACGCACACGACTAAGCTCTTTAACCCTTAAAGCAAGCTCATCTCGTTCTTTTTCTGCCTGCTTCTTAGCTTGACGTAAAGCCTTAAAGTTAATCTGCTCATTTTTCTGCTGATCAACACTGGTATCAACGACACTGGTGTCAACGACACTGGTATCAACTGTATCTTCAACGACACTGGTGTCAACGACACTGGTATCAACACTGGTATCAACACTAGTGTTGTCAACAACTGGATTATCTATAATTTCTTCGTTCATTTGTTCCTCTCTATATTAGCATTAAGGTGCTGTTCTAAGCTGTTTAATTTACCTTCATAAAAATCTACAACGTAAGGCATAAGATCGCCGTACGGTTGACCTACAATGTATCTCTGAGAATATATACGTCTACACGATTCTTTAGCTGGTATTACCCACAAAAACTTAAGATCTTCTGTCTGCTTGTCGAAGCTATATACTGTTTGATCGTAAGCTGGAGTTGGGCAAGTTACGCGTGTAGTAAAATAATTACGTAACACCTTCTTCATCAAGCGTTCACGCTTCATAAGCACAACAACAAAGTAACTATTGAAGTCAGGATGCCTCTTCTTACCGTCAACAGCAGCTTTGCGTAACTCATCCATGTAATCTTTGTTAAATTCTTGCTGTAGTTCTCGGAGCTCGACCGTTTCAAGCTCTTTCTTTGATGCCTCAAGAACCATTTTACCTATTGGTACGTAATTCTCCTTGCACTCTATCTTTCTTTTTCCTTTTTCTCTTACCTTTTCCTGTGATTTTTTCATATACATCCTTCGCAATACCCTTTTTTCTAGGTGCACTAGTACAACTCTTACTTATTGTCTGTTTCATCATTACTATCTCCTAATTATAATTTAAACACCTTGCGATTGTCCGCCTTGTTCTAAACCAGCTGTTCCACCAGATGCTCCACCTGTACCACTAGGCATATTCTGCATTACACTCTTTTGTGTAGGAACATTAGGTACGTCTTTAGTTGCTCCTTTATTAATAGCAGCACCCATTCCTTCAACCTTAGCATTTCCAGATTCTCCAACTACTTGTGATAACTGTATCATCTTGGAAAGTTGGTTAAGATCAATATCATCTATCTCTTGCATTGTCTTAACAAGA